CCAAATATCATTATGTTCAATTGGGAAAATCACAAATCGGTTGGGGTTACTTACTAATATTTTTTCCATATTCTTTATTTTAATTATTTTTATTTTCTCTTTCTTTTCGTTTTTCCAATAACTCCTTAACTCTTTGTCGTTGGCGTTCTTCTTTTTGTTCTTCAATACCAAGGAATGTTGTTGTTGATTCGGTATCAATTTCAATCATACCATTATCAAATTTACAATTCTCAAATACAACACCATCATCTCCAATTCTGGATTTGGTAATGGCAATTGTTGCCAACTTCATTTCTTTTTGTTGTAATGTTTTTGCAACAGTTATAATGACGTGACCCACTTGTGCTTTCTTAATTGAACCTCCCATTTGGTCTGTTGTAACAACTTCTGATGAGATACTGGCACGTGAACCTTGGGTTGCTGTCCACCCCACCACATTTAATTCGTGACACATCGCCTCATATGCTCTCATTACAGATCCTTCACTTTTCCATTCGTTACCTAAATCTTTGTTTGGTAGAATACAATCAATATAGTCCAAGACAATCATATCAATCTTAGTTCCGTCAGCAATCAATTTTCTGACCTCATTTTTAATTTGATTCATTGTTACCGTATCCGATGGTATTTTCTTTAAGATTAATTGGTTTGGCATTGTTGATTCAATTTCCTTAACCTTTGCTATTACCTCATCTTTTTTGTCTGATAATTCATCTGGATGTATCTTTGTCCAAAGTGTAAAGTGTTTTCGTTGTATAATCTGTGGATTATCCTCAAAAAAGATTTGTAAAACATTAAATCCAAGGTTATACGCATGGTTTGAAATCTTTGTTAAGATTGTTGATTTACCAACACCTGTTGGTGCCAAGATAACACCCAATTCACCTTTTGCTAAACCACCTTTTAATAGTCTATCAATACCAGGTATTCCCATTGGTATTGGATGTCTATAATCTTCATCTAACACCTGATCTAGGTTTGAAAAGACGTTCATCATAGTGGTATCTTTTGACCCAACCAATAACGCTTCTCTAACCATTTCCTCTAGGGTATCATAATTTTCAAATTCACCCCCATCAATAATCTTTTGTGCTTGTTTCATAACACGTTGTAATTCTTGTTGTTTACAAAATTTCAACGCTTTTTCTTGTACAAAGTCGGCACCCTCAATTGGTGCGTTCTTAATTTTCTTAATTGTATCAAGAACAACTTTAATTGCCGTTTCTTGTTGTAATTCAGACTTAGCCACCTGTTCTAGTGTATCAAATGATGGTGTGTGATCATATTTTTTATGATACTCTTTAATCATTTGTATAATGATTTTAAAGTATTTGTTTTCAAAATAGTTGTTTTCAATCACCTCAATAATTGAATGTGAAAACTCCTTATCTAATACGATTTGGTTAAGTAGTTGGATTTGGAAATTGTTTCCAAGATATTCAAAGTTTTTGTTTGTCGCCATAGTTTTTCTTTCTGTTAGTAATGATAAATACTACTAATATTAGATAAATTGTGGATAGAAATAATTAAAATTTTTACCTGAAAAAATGTCAGTTAACTCAGTAAGTATTGTTTTTAGCCTTGGGCGTAGGTCTACGGTGTATCTTACCTTTGGTGGGTATACTTTCGCATCAAAAACTCTATGACAAATTGTCATATTATCCACCTTAATAAATAAATTAAAATTTTCATCACCCTCCGTTATTGACGTATTTAACACGTCAGGATTTTCCCCAATCTCATATTTGTTTTCCAACATATATACGACAGTTCGCATTTTTAAATTATTTTGTAAATCATTACAAAACATTCTAATATAATCATAAAACTCTTCTGATTTATGGGCGGTTTTATTATAACCCTTTACATTAAAAAATCGTTGTACAACAATATTGTCGTTACACGTTAACAAAAACTCTACTTTTGTTGCTTCTTGTTCTTTCATTTTTACTTTTTTGTTCTGTTTCTAAAATTTGTTTTTTCTTTTCTTGATAACTTTAAAAATGGTTTTAAAAACCCAACCCAAGCGTCATCACCTTTGGGTAAATACTTGAAGAACCCGTCTTCCATCATCATCTTGATTAGATTTCTATAACCCCTACCCTCTGGATCCAATGTCTCGGAGTAATATTCTCTAACCAATTCCTTCCCCTCTTCAGATATTAATGGATCGGCCAAATCCACAATCTTCTCATTCACAATAAAAAACTCATCACCAAAAATACCTTCCTTTGTTCTACCAGTTAAAAGATTTTTTAGTACATTATTGTTTTTATCTTCTTTCAATAACGTTTCCGCTTTTGTTAAAATATCGGTATATTTTACTTCTCTGTCAAGTACTTCAGGAAATAATTTAAGAAATGTTTTTTCACCCAAATAATATATACCATCAATATTATCCGAATTGTCACCAGTTAAGATTTTATATGTCTTAACATTATAATGTGGTATTTCGGACTCATAAAACTTAATGGTATCACCATTTTTATAGTATTTTTTGTGTTGTGGTGAATATATTGACACCTTATCCGAAATAAGTTGTGTTAAATCCCTATCTGAAGAAAAAATGGTCTTCTCTTCATCCTGGGATATCTGACAATAATATGCTATCAAATCATCCGCTTCCGAATGTTCAATTTCCAATTGTCTTACAAACATTTCTTCAAGGTATTCTTTTACCCTTTCTTTTTGTTTTGTAAATGATTGATCCTTAGAGTCTTGATCGTCTTTTTGTTTACGATTCAATTTGTATTTTGGATATAAAAGTCTTCTTTGTGATGAACCAGTTTCACTATCCCAGAATACAATAACTTTATTATAATTGGTTTCTTCTAAAAACTTTCTTAATGTGTTTAAGAAATGCCAAGTACCACCAACGTGTTCACCTTTGTTAAAAAAATCTTTAACGCCATTTATACCGATTTTTAGAAGGTTGTTCGCGTCAATAACTAATGTTTTAGTCATTTACCTCTTCGTTTGATTGGTTTGATAAAACTGGTTCTTTTTCTACAATATAATCAACAAAAAACTCACTAAATATTGCTTCCATTACTGGAACACATATTGAATTACCCGCTAACGCAATATGTGCTCTAGTTGATAGTGATGTTGTTAACATAACGTCAATATCAGAATCTTTAACACCCATAAACCTATAACCCTCTCTAGCGGTAAGTGTTCGTACCCTACCATCTGGTGTCATAATTTGTGGTGACCCACTGGTTGTTAAACAAGGTGAACAAGCCTCTAACGAGTAAATACGTCTCATTTGATCATAATTGATATCGTCACGTCTTGCTACTAATTTACAAGTGGTGCTTTGTTTCGCTTCGTGTAATGTAAATGGACAATCAACAAACAAAGACTCATCAATGTTACTATCAACAAATGACATCATTGGTACTTTAGGTTTTTTATATCTGTCAACATTCATCATCTTTTCTTTAACCTCATCTGGATTACCGTGTAATACTGAAATCATAAAAACCCTCTCTCTATTCTGGGGGCAGCCAAAATCAGCACCGTTTAATAGTCTCCAGTAAGATGAATACCCAAGTCCTCGTAAGAAATAAATGTGTTTTTTAAACGCTTCGTAGTGGTTCTTTGAAACCAGGTTCTTAACGTTTTCCATTAATAAAACCTTTGGTCTATTAACAGACAAAAGTCTTTCAACCTCATACAATAACCCACTTCTTGTACCTTCTTTAATTCCATTTTGAATACCCGAAATTGAGATATCTTGACACGGGAATGAGTATGTTAATAAATCACAACTAGGGAAGTTATTCTCGTTTACTTGTCTAATATCACCCAAGTTACCATTTTGTGTTGTGTGTAGTGCGTCATAACATTCGTTGGCCGCCTTAAAGTTATCACAGTTTGCAATAACATCATAATCCACACCAATATACTTTAATGCCAATTCTTGTGTTCCGTATCCGGAAAATAGTGAAATTACTTTTAATTTATCGTTCATTTGTTTTTTTTTATAAAATATTGTTACTTTTTTTGAGATTGTCAATAGCCCAAAGTGGTTGTAGGTTAGTATAATGACATAACTGATATAATTCTTCCTCAGTTTTAGCTGATGATAATGGTATAATATGATCTATATGCCACTCACATCTGTTTTCCCACCCCATTCCGTCAACAAATTGTTTTTCTAAATGTTCTTTTAATTCCTGGGGGGTACAGCCCACAATTTCAAAAGTTGTGTTTTTTTTAGTTATGTTTAAGGTTGTTAAATACTTTATTAACCGAGATCTAACGTTATTCACGAGTTTAAATAGTATGTCTGTTTTTAATCTTTCTCTACGAAGTTCGTTTCTTTTTGGTTTATAATTTTCGTCATAAATTTTCTTTTTTTGTTTTATAACTTCTTTATTTTTTTCACGATACTTCTTTTTTGTCTCTTTAACTTTTTCTGGTGTTTCTAAACGATATTTTTCAAAATATTCAGATTTTTTATCTTTATTATTTTGATACCAATTTTTAGAACACTGATTTACAATATCCCTATTATTCTCACGCCATTTATTATTTTTTTCATTAAGGCAAATTTTACACCACCCATTATAACCATCTTTACTTGATTTTGATTTATAAAATTCTATTAGTTCTTTTTCAATTTTACACTTGTTACAAATCTTTGTTTCCATTTTTAATATAATCTTTCAATAGTTTATTAACTAGGGAAGAAAGATTGATATGTTGACCCCTAATATAATCAAGAATCTCCGGCTCCATCGCAACCGAAATACTTTTCTTTTTCTTGTCCGTATCAACTTTAATTCTTCCCATATATTAATAAATATCTGTATATATTAAAAAAATGTTATTTTAAACAATTTTTTTATTCTTCAAAATCTAAGTCTTTTGACTCTTCTAATGTAAAGTCGTTACCACCCATTTTAACCGCCCAATACTCCGCAAATTCTTTTTTATATTTATCCATTGCTTCTTTTGTGTCTGAGATATAACCATTATGAACAGCAATAATCTTCCCATCCTTAAAACCGAGTCCATTTACGTGATTCTTGATGATTGAAATTCTGGTTCTAATTGCAAATGATATTTTTCTACCGTTTTTTGTAGCATCAATATGATT